CAATGAACTTGTTGAGAGTTTCTGCATACGCGCTATCTAGGTGATTGAACTTAAAAGGTTCTGTTGGTGTGTTACGGCGAATCCACTTGATGAACTTGACGACTTCTTTTTGATCGGCAGGTCGTTCTTCTGGTTCAGGCTTCTCAGGTGCTTCTGTAGCAGAAGGCTCGTTGTCCTGTACGCCATTCTCGTCAAGAGAAGTTCCAGCGGCAACGATTCCATCTGGGCTAAAGAGATAGACAGATTGACCCGCTACAAGGATTGGCATATCTGCTTCTGGTGTATCAAGAAGAGGCAAGCCGTTCTCAGCGCGGTGTTCGTTGATAGTCAAGCCACCATTGCGAACCTCGACATCATCGCGGTCTGCTTGATCTTTGGTGTCATTGCGGGTTGAAGCCATGAACTTGAACTCAAGCTCGCGTGGCATACCCAAGAACGAGTAGGAAAGGTTTGTGATGACTTTAGATAGCCATTGTTGGATTGGCTCAAGTCCGAGTTGCTGACCAGCCTCAGCCTCACCCTTTTGATGACCGCTTGCGCCNATGCCACCCTTAGATGAGAAGCCNATCTCGGTAGGCAATACGCCAAAGTGACCGCAGATTGAGGTGATGAGGTATTCGTCAAATGTATCTGAGAACTTTTCGCCATAACCTTCAAGCTGAACTGCCTTGATACCCGCAGGCAGTAGGCGAGCGCGCTTGCGTTGTTCTGTCTGTCCTGCTAGGTCATCGTTAAAAATGTTCTCATAGGCGCGAAGCAACTCTGGGTTATTGCCGAAGGTTGCATCTGTTTCAAATAGCATCTCTGGCACAACGCCATCGGTGTATTCGGCGCGAATCCATTGTTGACGGCGAAGGTAAATGTCGGCGATAGTAAGTGCGCGCTCAACAGGTGAGTAACCGTACACAGTCCATGTTCGGCGGTTCATAATGTTGTAAACGAGCTGATCTGATGTGAACTCGCCATCGGCATCAGGCGCATCGTTGGTGATGTCGAACTCTGAGCGTGGGAAGCCGTAGAGAATCTGTTGGTAGGCGGGGCCTTGTTCTGGGTTTGGTCGAAAGCCTAGGTCATTGATAAGTGGCTTGATTGTTGAGCCATCTAAAACCTTGAAGCCCATAAGGTCGCCACCGACAGTCTTTTGAGGCCAGATAGCCCACGCATCAAGAACAAGAACTTCCTCAAGGCAGAGGCGAATCCAGTCAGCAAAAGTTAGACCTTCTGCGACATCTGGCATCTTCCAAAAATCAACAAGACGGTCAATGTCGCTAGAAAACGCTTGGCGAGCCTTATCCATTGCTTGAAGGTGATTGCCACCTGCTTCTGCAATGATCTTTTCTGAGGCTGAATCTGAGATGACAATATCCCATTCAAGAGCCGCAACTTTATTCTTTAAGACTTCAATACAACGGCGCAAGATGTCAATCTGATCGGCAGCAGCGCGAAGGGTTGCAAATGGTACAAGGCGAGTTTCCGTGATGTTGATGTTCTGAGCAACGAGGAACTCATAACGGCGAGGATCTGGGCGACCACGCTCCTGTAGTGGGTTGATTGCGCCGGGTACGAGAGGAACGCCCGGTGTGAAAGGTACATTGGCGATGTTAGGGTCGCGTGGTAGCGGAACCTGTGTGCCGTAGCCCTGTTGCTGAGCGAGCGCATTGTTACGCATTTGAGATTCGGTCATGGCAACTGAACCTGTTGGGAGAGTTGGGGCTTTGTTAATCTCTGCCGCTACGCGAGCTGCAATCCTGTCTAGGATGCCCATGTATTCTCCTTATTGTATTCGTGCGAGATTGCCTTCAATGGCGGTTCGATATTCAGGGGATAGGTCTTTGGTTAGTAAGTCGGTAAAGATTTCAACGGATTCATCTTTGCGACCAACCCACCAAGCAGATACGGCTTTCTCAAACTGCAAGCAGTAATCATTGAAGCCAAGGTCTGCGGGTAGTTCTGGCATCTTGTTGAGATGAAGTCCAGCGCAAGCCCATGTGTAGGATTCTTGCCATTTAGCCGAACGCTCGTAAAAGCGCGACAAGAAGAAGTAAGCCTCTTGGCGATAAGGCAGGTAGGCAATCGCCTTGTAAATCAAGTTCTCCACCGTTGCTTGGCGGTTCTGCTGGCTCTCAAAACAGATCGAGGCTTTAAGAAGCGAAGCGTAGGCGTAGGAAGGTCTTGACTCGTAGCCGTATTCGGCAGTTCGCAGATAGAACGAGATTGCGCTCGCCGTCTGCCCTATGCGCTCGTACTCCTGAGCAATCTCAAAGTTGAGTTCAGGGTTAAACGGGTCACGCGATAGGTCTGTGATTAAGGTTTCTATAAGCACTCTGCCACCATCTCATCTACAAGGTTGCCTGATACTTGTAACATGAAAGCGGCATTGTCTTGAAAACCAAAGCCAATAAGTAGATCGCCGTTGTGCTTGGCGATTCCAGCGCAGAACTCAATCTGCCCGTTTAGGAACGACCAGTTCTCAGGTGAGAAGCCGATCAGCTCAAAATCTTGATTCCAGACACAAAACCTGTGGCGATAAGTGCCGTTCTTCTGCCCCATGTAGTTCTTGAACAGTACGACCTCATGCGTTACGGCGATGTAATACTCACCCCAACGGATAACCTGAGAGCCACCGCGTTGATCTGTCGGCGGTTGCTTGCCCTGCTTGAGAGCTACAACAGAAGCGGGGTTAGTCATCGCGCTAACGATCTCAGTAGGCGCAGTCCATTTAACATAACAGAACGCGCTATCTTGAATAGGCATCCAGTTCTTTTCGCAGTACGAGGAACTGTCAGCTACTTCAATGCGCTTGCGGGAAATCTCTTTGCAAGTCCAGTCGGTCTTGTTAATCTCGATCTGGCACAACTCCATGCGACCTTGACCATTGACTGTGGTATCTCGGCGCACTCCTGAGATGAAGTATTCGCCATCCCATTTAGATAGGCGAGCATCCTCTAAGCCGACAAACTCCCAGATAGGGGTGTGAAGGTTGAGCATCTCGATCTCGCAGAATTGAGCGATGGTGAGATCGTCATTGAGTCTGCAAAGGTAGTTAGTCGTGCGAAGGTGCTGATCTTGCTCTGGGTGCAGATAGGCAAGTGGCCCCCAAATGCTAGGGAAGCGCTGGTCATGCTCGGCGTGATAAAGCGAGTAGTTAATGTGGCGAACAATGCAGAGAATGTCGCCGTCATCGTCTATAAAGACCGACGGGTTCATTAAGCCTGTGCCGCTTGTGATGTCAGTCGGGATAATCAAAGGTGAGAGCTTGCCACCTTGTCCAACCGCCTTTTGAACTAAGTTCATTCGCCGATCTTAGCAGGTACTAACTCTCTGTGGAGTGTGCTAAAACCTTCTCAATGGCTTGAATGGTGGGGCAGGGATAAGGGTTGTTTTCCCACATTACAAAGCATTCACGGCAAACTGTTAAAGTCTCGCCAATATTCATAGGTTTATGCAATTCCACCACTTTTTGAAGGGCAAAATAATTTTGCTGTATCAATATCCGATGTTCTGTGCCTGAGTCAGATTGGTCTGTGGAATTATGATTAAACATCTTCCAGTAACGCTGCTCTAGTTTTACTAGCAATTTATCGTGAGTCATGCCCCCACCTTACACCTTCAGGGGGCTAGGCTGGCAAATCTACGCCTGTGGAGTGTGCTACATAGTGATAATCATGTAAACGATGTTTATAGCCAAAACTTCTAAAATCCCTAACCACCAATTCATAGCCTTACCTTACACCCTACTAAGCAGTAGGCGCAAGGTTGGCTGCAAGTGTGGCTAAGTAAGCCTGATAGTCGCTATTGGCAGGGTCGGTTGGGATTGCAAAAGTCTTGCCGTCTGCATCTGTGCGAACGATTGTGACTAGCCCACGATCATCTGTTACTGCTTGATAAGTTGAAGTATCCATTACAACTCCGCTATAAATTCGATGTATCCAGTATTAGAACCGCTATCAATGAGGTTCACCGCTTGACCAGCAGTCTTGCCAGAAGTGGTAAAAACCAAACCTGCGCTGACTGCTGTTGAGTAGTTGCTTGGTGTGCCACTTACTGCGCTGGCTCCGCCATAACTGTCTGCTGCGAGGTTTAAGTAACCGATTGTTGGGGTTGTTCTCTTTGGCGCGATTGCACCGCCGACAACGATGGAAGTTGAGGATTGAACATAGCCGCTAAATCCCATGTTGGAATAACCAACCGCAGATGTTCTCCGCTCGTAGTACCTCTGGCACAAGGCTAACTCTCCTTGGAGTGTACCGCCAGCCCTTGAAAACGGTGTGGCAACTGAGCCAACCTCAAGTTGTTGTTGGGCAAAGTAAAGACCTGTACCGCTCGCCTGTGCTGCACCTACTGCAATATAAACACGCAATCCAGCAGTTCCAGAAGGAACGGCGTAGGTTGCAGAGTAGCTTGTCCAGCCTGATGAACTTGGCGTTACCGTTGCGGTTACTGCCGTAGTCCAAGCGCCACCTGTTTGAGTGTTTGCAGTTGTGTTGGTTTGAATACGGATAAAGATTGAACCGCTAAAGGATGCTTGCGCCCTTACTAGACCAGAAAATGTAATTGTCTTTCCAGCCATTGCGTTGACATCGGCAGCCTCAAAAGCCTGTGCCATTTCAGCATAGGAAGCGTTTGCGCCAGTTGTCCACTTCAAAGAGTAGGTTGAGCCAGATGGGACTACCGATGTTTCCTGCGAAACTGTAGTGGTTCCACCAATAGATGCGTACCATCTGTCTGCGGTGTAGCCCGAACTTGTGAAACTTGTACCACGCTGCCACCAGTCAAAATTTCCGTTAGCCAGAAAATTTTTGCCCGCAGCAATAGGGCTGATTACTCCGCCACCGTTTTGCTCAACTGTTGAAGTTAATTGTGCGCGACTCATTTATTCACCTGCCTGTGGTGTTGAAGAGTTGGATGGGAGTGTGTCGTAAGTGCTTTTAAGCATAGAAGTAAAGTTGCCATCACCTCGATCAATAACCGCGTAAGTTGTCACGGTATTGGTCAAAGGGTCGGTTATATCTTGAAAGGTTACATTGTCCATGATTACAACTCCGCGCTTAATCCGAGGTAGCCAGAAGTGTTATTGTTATTTCCAAGTTGATAGTAACGATATTGGGTTAAACCAGAGGAAACTGCTACTGCAAGACCAACTGAAAATGTGCTTGCTTGGCTTATGGTGATGCTAGTAACTCCGTAAAGGTTGATGGAGTCGTTTACTTGCAAGTTACCAAAATCTATTGAAGATGGTGCTGCTCGCATTGTGACAGGTGGTTGAACATAGGTTTGCACCGCAGTTGAACTTGCTGCAATTCCTGAACCATATTGTGAATATGCTCCCCCGCCAGTATTGCGCCAGTAATAACGCTGACAAGCGGCTAACTCCCCCTGAAGTGTGCCAGTAGCGGTGGTGAACGGTGTTGCAACGCTTCCTGCTTCTAGTTGTACGCCCCAGAACGAAAATGTCTGAGCAGTATTTAGGGGAATGTTAAAGATGAAGCCAAGAAAATCACCTGTTCCAACGGTCTTTCCTGAGATGCTTGGAAGCGTTAGGGTTACTGTGTATCTTGCCCATGATGTTGTGATGTTAATTGTTCCGCTTGTTGTATCTACAAAAGAAGAACCGCCCGCGCCAAAGTTTTGACGAAGGGTTAAGGTCAAAGTTCTAGCAGTATCGGCTTTAGCCCAAAATGAAGCAGTTACAGTTTGGTTAGCAAATGTCCTAGAACTTTCAATCTTTTGCAAAAGCTGGTTCCAAGTTCCGCTACTGCCAGCAACGGATTGATTGAACTGGACATAGTAAGGACTTTCATATCCAGCAACGGGAGCAGCGCCAGTAGTAAAGGCTTGTTGGCTTACAGTTATTGTTGCGCCAGTTCCATCGCGTGAAGTAAGCCATCTGTCTAAATTGTAAACTTCCGCTGATGCAGCAGGAGTAAATGAAGCACCACGCTGCGCCACACCATAATCACCATTGATTATTTTATTCTTGCCAGCAATAAAGGTTGGTCCTGCCCAAGCAACGCCTGTGCTTGCAGAAGAGTTTGCCACGAGTGTTGAGCCGTCAGCGCCTACGCCGAGGTTGGTGACTGTGCCTGATGCAGTACCGACAACAAGGTCGCCCTTAGCTGCAATTGTTGAAAGCGGAATAGCGTTAGCGACTGTAAAGCTGCTAGGTGAAGCTACAACGGCAGAATCTCCTGCAACAAGAGCAGTAAGTCCGGTGATCGAAGTACCTGTTGAGGCGGTGTAGTCAGTTCCTCGAACTAGGCGAACGCCGTTGATATAAACTTCTTCTGCGCCGACTGTATAGCTTAATGATGTTGAGAAGCCATCTGTACCGCTTAGGGTTGTTTCGCCACCTGTTGCGGTGTAGCGCCAAGCAGAGATAGCAACTGTTGGCTGAGTTCCCTGCAAGCCCTGAACGCCTTGAGTTCCCTGTGTACCTGTCGAGCCTTGAAGTCCTTGAGTGCCTTGTAAACCTTGTGTGCCTTGCGCGCCGTTAGAACCGTTAGCGCCCTGCGCTCCTTGAGTTCCGTTTGAGCCGTTAGCACCCTGCGCGCCTTGTGTTCCGTTAGAACCGTTGGCTCCTTGCAAACCTTGTGTGCCTTGAGAACCTGTTAAGCCTTGCGTTCCCTGTGTACCTTGTGCGCCGTTAGACCCGTTAGCGCCTTGTGTGCCCTGAGTACCGTTAGCACCCTGAGAACCTGTAGTTCCTTGCGAACCAGTTATTCCTTGAATACCTTGAGTTCCCTGCGAGCCAGTTGAACCTGTTGCGCCAGTAGTTCCTTGTGAACCCGTAGAGCCTGTTGCGCCTTGAGAACCAGTAATGCCTTGAACGCCTTGTGCGCCAGTTGTTCCCTGCGCTCCTGTTGAACCAGTAGAGCCTTGCGCGCCCGTAGCACCCTGAGTACCCGTTGCGCCAGTCGTA